GAGTTTCTTACACTGTTGGATCATTACAATAGGTACGAGAGTTTCCGAAAACTGATCAAGAACTGGTTTGGTTTGATTGATCCCAATGGGTTCCTTCATCCATTGTTTAAGTTGCATGTAGCCAGGACGTACCGGTCCTCCTCCACGAATCCTAATTTCCAGAACATACCTAAACATGATGAGCTTTTGAAGTCCATTAGAAGTTGTATCATTCCTAGGGATGGTGGAATACTTTTGGAGGTGGATTACAGTGCTTGTGAGGTGTGTGTATTGGCTATGGCCTCCCAGGATCCTGTGTTATATCAACAGATCGTGGATCAGATCAACTTCCACAGGTATTGGGCCAGCCGGATTTATATGAAACCTGAGTCGGAGATCGATAAGGACACTGAGAGATACAAAACCAAGAACGCCTTTGTGTTCGCCTCTTTTTATGGATCTCGTCCGGAGTCCATCGCCAGGAACTTCCCAGAATTACAGGCTTCTGGATTGGTTAGGGACGTAAAAGAACATTTCCGTGAAATCCAGGCGGAGTTTTGGGACACCTACAAGTTGGTTAGGAAATGGCAGCAGGATACAATCCGAACGTACATTGATAAGGGGTATGTGGAGGCTATTTCTGGCTTCCGTCGTCCAGGTCCCTTAACAATTGAGAAGTTGTATAATACTCCCATTCAAGGACCGGCCTTTCATTTACTGTTGAATGGGTTGTACTTGTCTGATAATAAGATGTGGAAGGCGGGAATGAAATCCGTACCTATTATCGAGGTGCATGATAGTACAGTATTTGATGCACGGGAAAGGGAGAAGGATGATGTTGTTGAGTTAGTGTCCAACACCTTAACGTCCAGGATGTTTGATTGGCAGGGCAAGGTACCTCTTACAGTGGAATGGGAGGAAGGCTATGATTGGTACAATATGAAGGAGTTGGTGGCCGCATGAAACTAATTTATTGCCCTCAGTGTGGTGATATACTTAAACTCGGGTACGAGTGGGTGGATTGTCTTTGTGGGATGTCCTGGGGGAAGTATGTGGATCGAATTAACGCGGTGGTTAGTTGTAATTGTATCCCTTTGGGTTTCCGCAATGATTCTTTTACGATGGCTGTGCGGAAACAACCGAAGAAGGGTATGGGAAGGAGATTCGAGGCCTTCGTTATTCCAAAAACCTGTGACACTGTGTTGGTACTCAAATCAAAGAGGGAGTGCGATTGTGAACAATCCGATGCCAAAACAAATGACGGCGAATGAGTGTAAGTTGGCTCTCCATACTTTGGACAACCGTTTGGGTATGCTACGAGGTTATTGGGTAGAAGCCAAGGACGCCGAAGAGAAGGCTAAATGGATGGACGTTATTGATTCCGCCTTGGCGGAACGTTTCGAGGTGATGAAGCATAGGGATCGTTTGAATCTGACCAAGGAATTTAAGAAGGAGTAATTATGTTACACACGGATTTTCGACCTCCGGACTTTAATGCGTTTGTAGGGAATTCTTCGTTGAAGAGTTCTCTCCGGGCCATATTGAAACGGAAACCTAAGGATCGTCCACATACTTTCATGTTTTATGGACCGTCTGGGTGTGGTAAAACTACCGTAGGCAGAATACTCGGAGAGGCGTTTGGGGCCCTTCCTGAGAACATTATGGAGATGAATGCCGCCAACACTAATGGGATTAACACTGTCAGGGAGATAGTTCAATTGTCTGGTACTCCTCCTTTTGGAGGGGAGGCGAAGGTGTTCATCCTGGATGAATCTCACGAACTTCGGAAACAGGCTCAGGAGGCGTTTCTGAAGGATACAGAGGACGTTCCCGATTGGTGTTACTTCATTTTTTGTACAACTAATCCGGAAAGTTTCATTGAGCCTTTGTATCGACGATGCAGTAGGTATCAAGTGAAGATACTGTCTTCCAGTGAACTGATGGAGCTTCTTCTGTACGTGTGTAATAAAAAGGATTTGGAGGTATCCACAAAGGTGTTGAAGTGTATCTCCAGGAGGAGCGATGGTCGTCCACGGGATGCTTTGGTGAAATTGGATCAGGTGAGGGAATTGGAGGAACAGGCGGCCCTGGAGTTGGTTGACGTGGCGGAGGGTGTGTCTGAGGATGTCTGGGATTTGTGTAATGCCTTGGCACAGGCCCCTTCTCGACGCAAGAAAAACTGGCGGGATATTATGGACGTGGCGGAGTCCTTGGATGAAAGTCCTGAAACCATTCGTCAGGCCGTTCTTCGGGAGATGATGAAGAAGCTGCACAATACAGACTCCTCGGAGGACGCCCAGGATATGCTTCAAATTATGGAGTACTTTAACATCCCATTTTATGGTGGAAGACATCAATTGTTAATCGCCGTGGGAAAAAGTTGTTTTATGTCAGAATAATTCCACCTATTGTAGGTGTGAAAGATATATGGTAGTGATACCATTCTGTTTGTGATTAGTGGTTGCAAGTATTCATTTTAGGAGGTTCACAAATGCCCACACGCGAAGAAGCTGTTCGTAAACGTAATCAACAGAGGAAGAATGAGGGATCTTCCATGTTCCAGTATGTCGATGCCGACAAGCTGGCACGTCTGGGGATCACTCAGTACAAACCTAAACCAGGTGACTTGGGAATACTCGTGTTGCCTGGGGCCAATCCCGAGGAACTTCCCTGGAAGGAGATCTGGATCCACCGTCGTTTTGGGATCTACGGTCGTACCTATCTGTGCCTGGAGAGGATGTTCGGGAAGCATTGCCCGGCCTGTAAGGAAGGACTTCGAAAGGCGGCCAGTAAGGATCACACGGAGGAGGAGGTCAAGGCCTGCCGACCACAGAGAAGGTGGTTGTTCTTTGTGGTGGATGTATCTTCCAAGGAGGAGGAGCGCAAGGGTATGCGGTGGTTTGATTGTCCGCCTACTGTAGAGGAAGGAATTGGAGAACTGACCTCCACCAAGAAAAGTGGCCGATTTGTTGATGTCTGTGCGGACGCCGACGATCCATACGAGGTATGGTTTACACGTAGTGGCCAGGGGAAGAACAATACGGAGTACAAGGGCTTCCAGTTGGAGCGTCGGGAGGGTAAAATCAAGAAGGATTGGCTGGATACTCCTGATTTTATGGACGTTCTGAAGATTCCGACCCGAGAGCAGATGGAAGCAGTTATCGCCCGGCCCATGGACGACGATGATGATGACGGAGATATCGAGGACCGTGTGCGTGGACGGATCGAGGAGGATGATTCCGGTTCTCGACGTGGTCGGGGCCGTGGTGGTCGTAGGGACGACGAGGACGAAATCGAGGAGGAACGTACTAGTCGACGTGGACGTTCTCGTGATGACGACGATGAACCTGAGGAACGTAGTTCCAGAAGAGGCCGTTCCAGGGAGGAGGACGAGGAGCCAGAGGAGGAACGTAGTTCCAGACGTGGCCGTTCTCGTGATGATGACGATGAATCGGAGGATGAAGGCCGTGGGCGTGGGAGACGTGGCCGTTCTCGTGATGATGATGAACCCGAGGAACGTGGTTCCAGAAGCAATCGTTCCAGGGATGATGACGATGAACCGGAGGATGAAGGACGTGGCCGTAGACGCCGTAGTGGTGGCGATGACTTGGACGACGTGGAGGAGGAGTCCACTGAATCCAAGCGAGGTCGCCGCGGTTCTCGAAGAAGTCGCGATGAAGACAACGACATAGATCTGGACGAGGACGTCCCGTTCTAGACCACCTTTATGCGGGACTAGGGCCATTGCGAGGGCGATAGGATCCAAGAGGTCTGGTGGTATATACGGCGCCTTCCGCCATCAGGTCTCGTCCCGCTCCATTTTTTACTAGGAGTAATCATGGCCCCTGAGTGGAAACGTTTACCCGCTGGGTCCATTGTGGATTGGTGTGCTGGTTGTGGTTGTTTACGTATATACAAGGACGAGCAATCCAAACCGCGTTACCGAACTCCTAAGAGGGAACGTGATCGTAGAATCAAAAAGAAAAAGTTCAAGGGTGAATTATGAGTCGTGAAGATATTCAGGAACAGATCGAGGATTTCAAAAGTTTTATTGAGTCCTTGAACAAGAGGTTGCCAGTTAATGAACACGACTTGGTTGGGGAGTGTAGGAATCAGCCTATCCTCCACCAGGAGTGTAGGGAACAATTGTCTGTGGCCAAGTTGATGTATAATCGACAGAAGGTCAGGTACAACAGGACGTACGCGGATCAATGTGTGAAGATCCGTGACAATCCAGGTGCCTACAATTTGGACAAAGCCACCAAGGATGCTGTACAGGATTGTGCTCAGTCTTGTAAGGAGGTCCGGGGGGTGGAGGACGACCTACTCGAATTGGAGGGCGTGGTGGACGCCTTGAATGGATTCATCGAAAGTATCAAACAACGCAAGTCCTTTATTCGGGATTTGGTAACATTGTTCGTTCACAACTATTACGAGTCCCATAATCTTCAAAGGGAGACGAACGCCGCCAAAGACATTCGTAGGGAGTCCTATGTCCAGAGTCGTAGGCGTCGTAGGGCCCAGGATTCCGCACACGAGGAAGAGGATTAATATGTCGGAAGAAAAACCTAGACGTAGAAGGAGGAAGTCCAAGGAGTTGCAGGCTTCCGTGAATAAGGCCACGGAGGAGATGTTTAGTCCACTTCTGGAAAGTGATGTAAAGGATTGGATTAGTACCACCTGTACTTTGCTGGATTTGGCCATTACAGGAGGGCTTCCAGGAGGGATCCCAGTTGGGCGTATTTCCCATTTCTTTGGGGCCCCTAGCACCTGTAAGTCCGCCCTAGCCTGTGCCCTCCTAGGGTCCATCCAACGGAAGGGTGGGATTGGGTACTACGCTGATATAGAGAACACCCTATCCACGGATTTCTCCGGTATATGTGGATTGGATGTATCCGACACCGATTCGTTCAAATTGGGTATATGGACAGAGAAAGGGGCGGAACCTACAACTGTGGAGGAGTTGTACGATGATTGGTTGGGTTTAGTTTTGCAGGAGCGTAACAGGAAGCTCAAACTGGCCATCGCTGACACTCTTACGGTTCTTCCGTGTAAACATGAACTGAAAGGTGAGTTATCGGATGGACACTCCCTGGGTGAACGGGCCAAGAAAATTGGGGCTGGGCTTCGGAAATACAACGCCCCTATAGCCAAGAAAAATCTCACTTTGGTGTTCCTGGATCAGACACGTACCAAGATGAATGCCATGTTTGGGGAGAAGGAAACCACTTCAGGAGGAGTAGGTGTTCCTTTCTATTCCTCCGTTCGTGTGCATCTTAAGCATCTTCAACCTATCAAGAATGATTTTGGGGTTGTTATTGGGGGATGGTTGAAGTTTCAGGTGGTGAAGAACAAGGTGGGGGAGGCACACGCCGAGGGGAAGTTTAGGTTGTTGTATAAACATGGAATTGATGACACTTACACTAATCTGTACTTCTTGAAGGAGCACCAGCTGGGATCCAAGGCCGCCGCCAAGGCTTCTTCTATAATGCAGTATAGAGGACGGGAAGGGAAGTTGTCAACGATTCTAAAATACATCGAGGACAATGATCTGGAAGAGCAGTTGGAGGCCGAGGTAGTTAAGGCCTGGAAAGAGGAACATGTCGGGGAAGAAAGGAAACCACGAAAATGGAAGCGTTCATAGGGTTAGATTTGTCGTTAAATCATTGGGCCATGGTAGTACAATTACCGGGGTGGGAGATTGGGGATGAAGAATCCATCTTGGGATACTTTGTTACTAACGTTAAGAAGTTCACAACAACCAACTCTACAGCCACGGCTCACTACCTTACCAAAAAAGCCAAGGGAATGGACAAGGATAACTACCAAATAAGGAGGATACAGGAAAGTTTGGATCACTTACTGGCTTCCTTGGATGATATCACGGTAAAGAACAAGCAGGCCTTGACATTGTATGTGGCCATGGAAGGGTACTCCTATCAATCTGTTTCCAGTTCCTCCGCACAATCGGCAGAATTGGCGGGACATGTGAAGATGAATTTGTTTTCCAGATGGAACGCCAGTCTTCCCACCTATCTACGTATTCATGATCCTCGTAGTGTGAAGATGTTTGGCACTGGAAATGGTAACGCCACTAAACGTATGATGTACAAGGAGTTTTCCGTGTCGGCTCCTCCTGTGGTACAAAGTTTAGTTCCTCCCGCCCTGTTTGTCGAAAAGAAAAAGGATATTGATGGGCCAGGGACAGATCTGGTGGACGCCTACTATTTGTCCCAGATGTGTAAGGTGGAGCACTTCGTACGACAAGGCGTGTACACCTTGGAAAAACTACCGGAGGCACAGAGGAGAATCTTTCTTCGTGTTACAAAAACCAATCCAGTGAATTTACTGGCTAGACAGTATATCACGGTGTAAGTATGGCGAGTAAGTTATGAAGCCCTATCGAAAATTTCGACCTTTTCAGATAAGATGGAAGGAGGCTCTGGGGCTGGAGGAATGTCCGTACCTGTATCGATGGACTTTTTTGTTTTTCAACTATTCCATTCGTATTCATCATTGGTTGAAGTCGGATGACATGAGATTCTTCCATGATCATTCTTGTGATTTTGTTTCAGTACCATTGAAAGGAAGATACTGGAACGTTACTCCCCATGGTGTTGGTGTCGCCAAACCTTGGAGGCCCTGGTTTTTTCGTGCTAAGCAACGACATTATTTGATGATACCTAAGGGTGGTGTTTGGACGTTACTGATATGTGGACGTCCTTATCATAAGTGGGGATTTTATGTGAAAGGGAAGAAGGTACGACCTTTACAGTATTTTCATAAGTATGGAGTAGTACAAACTGCTGATTATCAATAACGCCGGGTAGCTCAGTCTGGCCAGAGCAGTCCTATGTAACATAGGAAAGGCCGCGTTGGTTCGAATCCCGCCCCGGCGATTTATTTATGTGGAATGTGCCCTGTATCCACCTGGGGTCCGCGACCCTCCCTCTCCCCTCCTACCCAGGTGGATACGTTTTTACTTTTGGAGAAGTACAATGGAAGGCTATCTGGAATCTGCCAAGTTTGAAAATTTCCAGTCCCATGTGGATACCTATTTGGAGTTTTGTGATGGAGTAAACTTCATAATTGGTGTAGGGAACAATGGAAAGTCAGCCCTTATAAGGGGACTGGATTGGTGTTGGACACTCCGGCCGAGGGGTAATGAATTCATCCACGATGACGCCGAGACTTGTGCTGTTACTACTACTTTTCGTAGGGGGGATAGGAAACTTTCGGTAGCACTTCATAGGGAGAAGAAAAAGGCACACTACGTCATTTCTAAGGGGAGAAGATCCTCCAATATCAATGCGAGTATCAATCCTCCACGGGAAGTAACAGATCTGGTTAATGTACAGGGTATTAACGTACAGGGACAGTTTTCCCCTTACTTTCTTATCTTTGATTCCCCTGGTTCTGTGGCAAGATACATTCGTGAAATCGCCGGCCTGAATGAGATTGATCAACTTGTTAAGTTAGTGAAGTCCAAGATCACTCAGAAGGATCTACGATTGCTTAGTGTACGGGACGACATGGATAGGACGGATCTAGTCATAAAGGATCTTCAGGAGTTTCCCTTCGATACTGTAGATACCCTCATAGTGAAACTGGAGGATAACCAGGAGAAGCAAAAATCTTTGGAATCAAGGAACGAGCGTCTACAAGATCTTTTGGAGGAGATAGATTCCATTCAACGTTCTTTGGTTCCTGGTATAAACAGGAAGGTGAAACTGGCCAAGCAGATTGGTGAAGAGGGTTCCACTTTGGAACAATCCTGTATAAAACTGCTGGGATTGATATCCTCCATCGTCGGTTGTGATAAGATCATGAAGGTGGATTATGGTCCAGTACGGAACTTGTCGAGGGATTTACTGGACACCTACGCTAAGGTGTCTACTGAGTACTTTGATCTGGATGAGCTTTTGGAAGAGTTGGAGAATGTGGACGAGGAGTTAACCAAGGCGGTCCGTGGAATAGAAAAGACTAAACAGACGATCGGCTCTTTGAAGGAGAACCTAACTGAGTGTCCCACTTGTGGAACGGAAATCACCTCGGAGGAACAACGTAAACGTATACTAGAGGCGGGTGTATGAAGGTGAAGGGTATCAAACAGTGGCTGATAACTGACACTCATTGGCATCATGATGCCACTAAGCGGTTTTGTAATCGTCCGGAGGACTACAATCAGAAGATTCGTTCTCTTTGGGAGTCCATGATAGGTACAGAGGATATTGTATGGCACCTGGGGGATGTGGTATTTTACCGGCACAAGGAGTTCAAAGAGTGGTTTCCCTCTTTACCTGGACGGAAATTACTGATACGCGGAAACCATGACAAGAAGTCGTACAGTTGGTATTTGGAGGCTGGATTTACCTGTGTGTTGGAATGTGCGGTCGTAAAATTCACGGAGGTTACTTCCTCCGGTCCTAGGAAGGGTGTAAAAGTCCTTTTAACCCATAAACCCAGGAAGATACCCTCCGACGTTGATATTTGTATATACGGACATACACACTTGCCAAGGATAGAGCACAGGATAACAGATACAGGTGTACATCTTACGGATAACCATTATCTGTTATCCTTGGAGCATGTGAATTACAGGCCAGTACTTTTGTCTAGGGCCAGGTTTGACAAGGAAGTTTTACCAACTAGGGAGATTTTAGTATGAGATTAGGGATTCTTGGAGATGCTCATTTTTCTGGGAGAAGACCGGAAAGTCGAACGGATGAAGATTACTTCCAGACACAGATGGGGAAGTTGGATCAGGCCTTTACCTTTTTTGATGAGTGGAGTTGTGATTGTATCATACAAGTAGGTGATTTGTTTGATCGTCCCTCCACGGATAACGAGGTGAAGGCACAGTTAATCTCCTTTTTACGACATTGTAGTCTTCCTTTTTACTGTATCTATGGACAACATGACATCTCCGGACATAGTGCGGATACTTTTTATAGAAGTCCGATGAGGGTTTTACAGGAGGCGGAGTCTCTGGAAGTAGTTGGTCAGACTGGTATACCAATAGCCAGTGGTGTGGATCTTTATGGGGCTTCGTTTAGGCAGCCGATCCCGGAGGTGGAACCCAAGGATGGTCTTTTTAATATTCTGGTGATACACGCCATGATAGGAAGTCGTCCTTTGTGGCCTGGTCAGGAGTTGAAGAATCCAAAGAGGTTTCTACAAAAGCATTCGTTTGATTTGGTGCTTTGTGGAGATTATCACTATAGTTTCCAGGAACAGGTGGGGGATAGGTGGATTGTGAATCCTGGGTGTTTGGTACGTAAGACTGTGGCCAAGTGGGATTTGGCACATGAGCCTATGGTCGGTATGTTTGATACCAAGAAAAGGACTTACAAAACACGGAAGTTGGATGTACTTCCTGTTGAAGATGTATTTCGTCTGGAAACCAGTAAGAAGGCTGTTGGAGATAGTGAGGCCTTAGACAAGTTCATAAGGAGTTTGAAGGAAAACAAAGTAAAGGGTACCGATTGGAAGGGTAGTCTACACGATATAATTGAAAAGGATGGATATGGAAGTCGTATTTCCCATTTGTTTGATGGGTTCTTGGCTGAATTGGCAGAGATGGAGGACAAGTAAATGTCAGTATTTGATGATTTGAGAGACGCAGAAAAAACTCTGGCCTCCTTACAAACTAAGCAGGAACGGTTGAAAGGGCAGAGGGATCAGTTGATGAAAAGTTTGAAGGAGCAGTTCGGTTGTGACACCGTGGAGGAGGGTGAAGAGCTTTTCAAGAAAAAGGAAACTCGTATGAAGTCCTTGAAACAGGAGGCCAAGGACCTTCTAGGGGATTTGGAACCCTACTTGGAGGAGTAGTTATGATTACTTTAGACGTCGCCAAGAAACTGGTGGAGAAAAAGCGTTTGAAACTCCAGGTGAGTCAGGAGAAGAAACTTGATTTACGAAAGGAGTTGAAGGGTCTCCGGAGGGATATGGAGGATCTCGAGACGTGTAAATCCATTGTGAATGAGCTTGGTATCGTAGTTCAGGAGGATATTCGTCGGTGTATCGAGACTCTTGTTACTCAGGCCCTTCAGTCTGTGATGGGGGAGGAGTACTCCTTTGTAGTGAAGAATGAGATTTCTAGGGGGACTGCGGAGACTTTTTTCTATGTAATGGATCATGGGAAGTTGCGTACACCGGAGGGATCCTTGGGTGGTACTGTGATCGATATCGTATCCTTCGCCCTGCGGCTGGTGGTTTGGTCTATTATGATGGATAGGACTCGTCCTCTGATGATATTGGACGAACCCTTCCGAAATGTAGATAAGACAGTACACATGGAGAAGTGTGGTGTAATGGTAAAGGAGTTATCCGAGATGTTGGGTTTACAATTCATATTCGTGTCACATGAAGTGGGTTTATCTGAGGTGGCAGCCGATAGCTGTTACGAGGTGACCAGGAAGAACAGGGTGAGTACAGTTCGGAGAATAAGATGACTTGGAAAGATTATTTGGCAATGGTGAAGTCCCTGGAACACAACGACTGGAGGATGACAGAATTCCAGGAGGGTGAATGTTGTGACCAGCTTATGTTTACACAGATTCTTGGGGACGCCGTAGGAAAGTTGAAGGGACATCTAGTGTATGGTAGGCCTTACGACGGTTTGTCTGTGTGGCAACAGCTGATGAGTGCCATGGAACTAGTGGAGGATAAAAGCACCCTCAGTAAACGTTTCAAGAATAAAAGTGTGAGAAGGGCCCATGCTCTCCTAGGCCTTATAAACGAGATAGGGGAACTGGCTGAGAAGTATGTAAAGGAGTGTATAGGGGAGGAGGTTTCCAAGGAAGATAACGTGGAGGAGTGTGGAGATTTACTTTTCTACTTTACAATGCTGGTGGATTCCTTTGGAGTTACTTTGGAGGACGTGATGAGGGCCAACCATGCCAAACTGAAGAAGGTAAGGTATAAGGATGGGTTTAGTAAGGAGGCGGCCAACCATCGACACACGACGGCGGAGTTGGAAAGTATTAAGGAGTCGTTACAAAATGAGTAGGAAATTGGAAGTATACCATATTGTAATTCCTGCCGTGTATTCCAGTATGGCTCGTCAGATTAGACAGAATACGAAGGATTGGGATAACGTCGTACTGATCTGTTTGTTGAAGGGAGGGTTCTACCTGTTTTCCAAATTGATGGTCCACTTCAGTTGGAAATTGTCTGATGGTACTGAGTCCAAGTCTGGAGGTTCCCGTATCGGTTTTATGGCCCTTCGCTCCTACCATATGGAGAAACAGAGTTCCGATGTGGAGGTTACTTACCATTTGGATTTGGATCCAGAAGACATTACAGGGAGGGAAGTATGGATCATCGATGATATTTTGGACAGCACAAAAACTATTAGTATCGCCACATCCATGGTGTTGAAACATGGACCAAAGAGTGTAAAGTGGGCGGTGCTTGTGGACAAGGTATTACTGGGACAGAATAATCGTCCAACACCATCCGTGTGTGGGATTGTAATACAGGAGGACGTTTTTTTGGTGGGGTGTGGTATGGGATTGGATGAACAGTACCGGAACACCGACATACTGTATAAAGTAGTGGAGAATGTAGATGATACCTCAACAGGATCTACAACGCCTATTCGTAGCCGCGAAGGAAGCAGCACAGTTTGCCCGGTGCCACAGGAGTAACTTTCCAGTAGGTTGTGCGTTCCTGATGGATGATGGGACTATTTTCCGCGGTTTTAATATCGAGTTTATTGATCATAATCATTGTGTTCATGCGGAATTCTCGGTTTTACTCAATGTGATATTGGCTGGGAGGAACCCAAAGACCACTAAGGCCGTATCAATACAAACCAAGGATGGGTCTCCTTGTTGTGGGGGTTGTCGTCAGGTATTGGTGGACTGTTTAGATCCGGATACTCCGGTGTACTTTGGTAGTATTTCGGAGGACGGATGGCCAGGAGGCCAATACCTGTTAAGTGAATTACTTCCAGTTCCTTTTAAAAGAACCATAATTCCAGGCTACTGGGAGAAGTTCCGAGATATATGTAGTAAAGAGGGATGGAATCCTGTAATCTAATTGAATGTACTCTTTGTAAGGAAAATAGTGATGTATGAATTACGTGTTACTGCTACGTTTGACAGTGCCCATCACTTAGTGGATAGTGGCACAAAGTGTGACAATCTTCATGGGCATACCTGGAAGGTTATGGTGTGTTTACGAAGTACCAAATTACAACGGGAGGGATGGGTGGTAAACTTCTCCACCGTGAAGCAACAACTGAATGGTATTTTGGACGATTTCGACCACCATGTGGTAAATGATGTGGTGCATATTCCAACGGCGGAGAATATTGCACGACACCTATACAATCGAATGACACAGGGTATAGGACAGCATTGTCGGGATGTGTGTGTGGCCTGGGTGGAGGTGTATGAAACGCCTGGATGTGGCGTACGGTACTACGAACAATAGGAGAATACTAGGATGTACTTTACTTCATTGGATTTGGAGATGACAGGGAAGAACGTTCACCAGGATAGGGTGATTGAGATTGGGTACTCTGTTTGGAACTGGCCCAAGATTGCCGACATACCACATTTGGTGTGTGGTCATTCCGAGCTGGTGGTTGATGGCGATATCCTGGAAAGGGATCCTTGGGAGTGGGAGTACCAGGAGTGTGGCATCACTTATGATATGCTGCATCAAACTGGGTTGGAGTCCAGTTCTACGGCCTTTCAGGAGTTTTTGGATACCCTGGTACATTTTGCCAATAAGGGTGTGGTAGTTGCTCACAATGGAATGGAGTTTGATAAGCCCATGTTGGACGCCTTTTTGGTGAGAAATCACATATCCATGGCGGATTCCATTTCGTCCACCTGGGTTGATACACGGATTGATGTTCCATATCCGGAGTCCTGCAGGTATCGTAACTTGTTGTATCTGGCAGCCTATCATGGTTTTGTTAATCCTTTTCCGCACAGGGCTTTGTTTGATTCCGTTACAGCCATGAAGGTTATGTCCAATTACAATCCATGGACAGATAACATTCTGAATAGGGCGGAAACACCCATAGTGGAGGTGATGGCGGAAGCCCCCTTTGAAATGAATGATTTAATCAAGCAAGCAGGGTTTCATTGGGAGTCAGAGGATAAACTTTGGATTCAGAATATGAGGCTATGGGAGGCCGATAGATTGGACTTGGGGTTCAAAACAGTTGTATTGGATCCTCCGATTGAGAATGATATCTAAACTACTAACGCTGTTTCAGATAACCTTAGTGGTGTCCATGTTTGGTCTTTGTATATGTTTTTTGTACAAGGGCCAGTACAAGGAGGCTTTTTTAGGGTTCCTGTACGGAGTATGTAACGTAATCATTTTTGTACTATGAGGTGTAACTATGAGTAGTGAAGTTCTGAAGGAAATTGTGAGGCTCAGTCATCAGGCTTCTGTAACACAGGCTTCCAAGGACGGCCTATCCGGTAAAAGGTCACCGGCCAGTGCTTTGGCTCACATAGCACATCATAGCAATAAACTCCACATTAAGAGGCTGGCCAAACGAGCCTTGGAGGAATGATCATGTTGGAAGCCATGGCCTATGTACATGTACAGATGATGAAGGATCCTGGAGGGGAGACTTTTCGGGAACAGATGATGAAAGGTAGGACTATGAAGTTGGCTGATAAGGAAATACTTGCACAGATCCCGTTTTACAACCTTGAAACTGAAGAAATGCACTTTCCCCTGAGACCCTTACACAATGTGGTTTTCATATGGGCCCTTTTAAAATACGATGAAAAGCTCTATAATACAAGCATAGAGCTTCCCGAGTCCGTGAAAACGGAAACGTTGAGTGATTTGGGAGTTTTATTGGCCCACGGTCCTGGGTACTGGGATAGGGAGAAACAAAACAAGTTTCATCCTACCTCACCTTTGGCACCTGGTACACTGGTAGTGTACGACAGGAACGTTCCTTGGAGGACGGTGGCTGTTGATGGGCAGGGAATCGGACATGAAGTCATTATGTGCGACTACAGTGATGTAAGTTGCGTTTGTGAGTAGTCATGACAGGGATCGAAAAACAACGAGTAGATACAGAGATACAGCTTCTGTATTATAAGTACAGGGGAAATGTACCACAGATAGTGGACGCCTGTGGTTATGATGCCACTTATGTAAACAAGGTGTGTGCGAAGCTGCGTCGCCGTCAGAAAAGGGATGTAGATTTCTATCTGGCGGGGAACATCATGCAATACTTGATGATGGGTGTGGAGGAACAAAACGCTCACCACCGGGATTCACTAACTACCTTGATGGAACACGAACTCAAGTTGGTATCCATATGCCACTTGTCTAGGGTGATATCTGAGCGACAGAGAAGGAAGGTGACATACAAGTGTTCCTCCTGCCAGAAGGTAGTAACTCCTATCCTTGTTCCCGATCTTCGTGTGTTTAAGGAGAAGCGGGAGATTTTAACTTCCATGAAAGACATTCAAAAGGATCTTGTGGAATTCGCCCTGAAGTTACATTTCACTAATGAACCGGATAGGGAACTACCTGCCAGGATCACCCAGTATCAAGTTGTATTGGATGGTAGTAATAGGAAGAAGGTACCCTCCCAGACGTTGCAGGAAGGTGATGCACAGGTGTTGCAAGACATAGCCAACATGCCCCCACAGGAACGGGAGAGGATTCGTGTCAAATTACAAAAGCAACTGACGGAGGCTTGTTCTGATGACAACTCGGAAGAATGATGACTGGTGGAATGAACACTTTGACAAGTTGTTATGGTTGTTATTGGATTTGTGCATAGGTATCGTTGTTTGTTTTTTCGTTTTTGTTGCCATCACCTATATAATTGGTGTGTTAGGATCGTATGGATCTCCGTAAAGCCAATACATTTTTGGATCACGTCACTCAGATGAATTACAACGAACCCCCTGCCACGGTTCAGCAAATTCTTTGTGATGATGAATTTCTAGGCACTCTTACTAACAATGGAAAGTCCGTTTATCCTGTATGGCATGAAAGCCTAGAACAGATGATGACGGAGGATAGTAAGTACATGGTGGTACTTACAGGAGCCATTGGGATTGGAAAAACTAGGGCAGCCATTCGTGGTATGATAATAGCCATGCAGCGGATTCTATGTTTGAAGGATCCGTGGGCCTTCTTCAATTTGGAGAAGGGTGGTAAAATGGCAGTTGTGTTCTTTAATCTGTCCAAGTCACAAGGTAAGAGTAAAGGATTTACTCTGTTTCAAAGCTATATCAAGTCCTCTCCTTGGTTCCGGAGACGAGGGATATTACATGGGACTAGTTATGACCATCCTAGTTCCTGGCTGGAGATTCCTTTGTTTGATTTTAAGATCGGTTCTCCCTACATGAAGGGTTTTGGTAGTTTGGGTGAGGATGTGATCTTGAGTTTACTTGACGAGATCGACTCCCCCGATGATAGCGAAAAACAGAAGATTCGTGTAGTTAAAGCGTTTCGCTCGGCTATACGTCGACATGAATCTCGTTTCGTTATCGACGGGGAGTCTCTTGGGAAATGTTTCTTGGTGTCCTCCAAGCAAGATGAGATGTCTTTTCTGGAACCGTTCATCACAGAGATGAAGGGGACCAATAGTGTATTTGTAGTGGATGTCCCTCTTTGGGTGGCTAAACCTGATGCCATGTTTTGCGGGGAGACTTTTCCTGTATGTACAGGTGACATGTATCACCCTCCTTCCATTCTTGAGAACCAACACCAGGTGAGAGAGAAGTTGGAGAAAGGATTTAAGGTGTTGGATGTCCCCGTGGAGTTTAGGACGGAGTTCGAGAGGGACATAGTTGGTGCGTTGAAGGACTTGGCCGGAGAATCGGTGGCGTCCTTACGTAAATCCAAGTTGTTCCCTTCTGAGGAGAAATTGAAGAATTCCTATGATAAGGAAAAACAGGATCCGTTCTCCCGACAGATTATACAATTGTCGATGGATGGTCCGGAGGATCTAATCGAGTATATGGATCTCAGTAAGATTCGTGTACCCAAGGGAGTTCCCAGGTATGGGCATACAGATATAGCTTTTTCTTCCAATGGGGATACTTGTGGTTTGGCTATGTCCAGCATCAGGGATTACAAGGATCAAGAAGTAGAGTTGGAGGATGGACGGTTCGAGCTTAGGAAGATGCCTGTTGTAGAAACGGATTTTGTTGTAGGTGTACGAGGAAGGGATGGCCAGGAGATTCCTATGTTTAAGCTCCGCAAGTTTATCTTGGACTTACGATTGGTAGGATTCAACATTTGTGGATGGACGTATGACCTTAGGTTAGCGAGTTTTGAGACGGAACAGATTTTACAGAGACGGGGGATAGAAACTGGATATCTTTCTTTAGACCGTACTAGGGAGGTATACTACGCCTTTAGAGATGTTGTGAGGGAGGGACGTTGGATCGTACACGAGAGTAAAGTACTCCATTTTGAATTAGCCAATTTGGAGGATAGGAAGAACGAAGCCAAGATCGATCACCCCGAGAAGGTTTCCACGGTGGTGTTTTTGGAGGATGGTAAACGTACAGATGTTGTTCTTAGTGGTTCTAAGGATTTGGCGGACGCCGCAGCTGGGTCTGTGCATAACGCCATACAAGGGGAACAAACTCCGCCCGATACAGCCAAGATGAAGGAGATGATGAAAAAGATTCGGAATCCTGCTACCAAGGCCGCGGAGGATCCTAATGCTTGGTACGCCGATCTGAAACAAAAAGCTCCGAAGGATCCAACGGAATCCAAGGAACCAAAACGATCCAGCGTGAATACAGGTTCCATGAAGGAAATATTCAGGCGAATAGGTCGATGAGTGTTCACTACGATGTTATTCGAAGATTAACTACACAGTATCAACAAGGATCCAGAAAGGAAGTAACCTTCGGATTGGTGTTGAAACGTGTAGACAAGTTGCTTATGTGTTTGATGCGTATTTGTTCCAGGAGAATGTATTCTGTAAACAAGGTGGAGCCCAATGATTTGTACCACACGGCCGTGATGGCGGTAGGGGAGGCCCTTTCCAGGGCCAAACCAGAAGAGGATGGACAAGCCATTATTACAAGGATAACTAAAACGGTGGCTCGTCGTCTTAGGTCTGTATACAAATACGGGTCTAAGCGTTGTGGTGTAGGTTTGGGGTTTCGCGAAGAGGTGGAAGGGAGGTCGTTTGATCATGATCTTGTACTGGATGTAGAAACTATTCTGAAGGGTTTTACCCCGGAGGAATTGGAATTGATACACATGAGGTTTTCCTATTGTTACACTATGAGGGAGATTGGTGATAAATGTGGTTGTCCGATACCAACGGTGCAGTATCGTATCAACAAACTGTTGAAGAAGTTGGCGAAGGTGGCCGAGGATTACAAACCAATTCCAAGGAGAAGAAGATGGAAGAAAAAGAAAGATTAGTTATACGTTCAACCAAATTACGTTCTTCCTTTCGGTCTGTAACACCTCCCATCGTTAATCGAGTACCACATATAGGAAGGAACTCCGTGTGTATTTGTGGTAGTGGAAAGAAATATAAACATTGTTGTGGACGTCCTTTGAGGTTTTCAGATGATGAATCTATTCCATCGGATACTGAGGAAGAAGTGGAGGAGGGTAGTTGAAGCCAGTATTAACAACACATACCGAGTGCAGTTTCGACTGTACAGGGAGTGTTGTAATTCTACCCCATTTTTTGGTGGGGGTAGAAGGAAGAATTCCCAAAATATAAATAAACGTCCCATGACACGATTGTCCGGTTATATGTCGGAGTGTCGTGGAAACATTCGGGATAGGCGACAAGCCATTTGATAGTGAAAGGATTACAGATGTTGGTGTTGACGAGATGTAGGGATGAATCCATTGATATAAACAATGGGGAAATTTCGATAACTGTTGTGGATGTCCGAGGTGGAAAGGTTAGGTTGGGTATTGAGGCCCCCAAACATATTCCTGTACACCGTCGTGAGATTCAGGAGAGAGTGGACGCTCAAAAAGAGAAATAGCCATGATTTTCCAGGTTTTGTGGACATTGGGATGTGGGTTGGTTTTTTACGTGATTCCTTTCGGGGTGTTTTTTCTCCTTGTTCGAGGGGCCTGGAGGGAGTCACGTGGTTTTGTGTTACTGATGTCTCCATGTATTTTGGGAGCCCTATTCTTTGGGGGTATTTGGTTGTTTTTGATAAGTTACGCCTTTGGTATGTTTTGGTGGTTGTAGTATGTTTTGGCATTTTGTACTAATTCTGATATTGTTGCTTCTTCTGGTTATTGTTGGAAACCTGAAGAGGTAGGGAAGGGGTTGTGATGGTACTTCTGAGACAGGATTTTAGAAGGGCTGTGAAGGAACATTGGTGTGTGGGGTGTTGTAATACAATACCCGCAGGTTGGTTGTACCATGTTTCCTCCTGGGAGGATTGTGGAAGTATTCACGAAACTAAGTTGTGTCCTAGGTGTTACTACTTATGGCGTATGTTTGTGGATGATGAATGGGGGGAGGGGGAAATCGCGGAATTCTACAGTACGGATCTTTCAGAACAGAAGCTGAGACAATTCATTGTCCAACAGAAATGGCAGTACGGGATCGTTAGAGCCGTCGATAAGAAGGGGAACAAGTTTTATCTACACTGGAAAATAGATTCGCCCACGGAAGAGGAGGAGAAGGCCCCTCTTCCCGATAGTACGAAGGAGTATGGATATTATGGTCCTATTGTACATATGGACCCTCCCGCCTCGTATTACATAAATTCTTTACTTAAGGACCATCCGTGGAAGCGGCCTTTTTGTATCGATGCGGCGGGTAGGAATCACAAGGGTAGTTCGGTGTTTATTCCGACTAGAAAAATCAACGAGTTCCTGAAGGATTGGAAATGGGCACAGGAAGAAAACTCCACCCAATAACTAATGTCTGCCAAAATTGTACTCGATACGAGGATCATCGATGTACACTACATGATTTGCCAGTAAGTAATGTGGACACGTGCCCACACATTAAGTACAAGAGACCGTATTCACATGTTATACTTTATGAGGCCGCCCAGTACCCTCCTGGTTTGGATTTGAGTAAGGTTCCAAGAAGGAGACGGCGTTCTGTTCCTGTTTCGGTGGAAACAGAACCGAAACCGGACCGAACTCCCAAGGCCCTCGGTGGAAACCGTAATTTCTTTTGACTTTGGTGTCTACCAGGTCCAGGAGGACCATAACTAGGGCGGAGATATATTATGGATCCCATATACGACTCAACGACAGGAGGGACCCAGGAGGGATCCTCCTATAGTATGCAGGATATGCTCCATTTGATACGGGAGTTGGAGGAGAAGTTTGAGCCTGTTACTACTGTACGTCCTATTTACACAGATCTAAGTACAACAGAGGAGGTACGAGTCAAAACGTGGAAAAGGTTGAATCGTCCACCAAAGGTTCGTACACGACGCTGTAGGAAACCGTCGATGTTTCTTATGTGGTGTCCAATTCGAAAGCGATATGAATTGGTGGCTCATCCTATTTTTCGATCATACCTTCCTGAAACTATTCAATTTCCTTCCAAGGTCCTGAGAAAGCCCAATGTACAAATTACCGAAATCCTACAGGGTCCAAGATGGCTGTCACAATTGTCTCTTCTTGTATGAACATCGTGAACGTTTAGAAAGTGGAATAGAGTTAACATTCTACTGTGATTTGAAGAGACTACGTCCGCCGGATGGTGTGGAGATTACGGAGATTCTGTCTAGTACAGGAGGTGGTACACGATCCCGTTGGGAAAATATGGTTGATAACTTCAAGAGATGGGCCATGGGTAGACAGGTACATTTGGTAGGAAAATGTTCTAAATGGGAGGAGGATGATGGCACGAGGGATCAAAAGAAGGTTAAGGAAAGTTTCAGACGCCGTAAACGCCGAGATATCAGCCATGACCAACAATGATGACATGTATTCCCGTGGTTTGGCGTCCGAAGGTTACCTGGGAGGGTATAGGGACTGTCTCATGGATGTACTATCAGTGTTGAGTGGATATGATCCAACGGATCGTTCCAGGACTAATTGGTGGAAACTTTAGGAGAAAATACAGATGAAGCCTCTACAGATCATGTTGTTGTTTTGTATTCTATGTGCTTGTGGATGTTCCAGTATGGGTCGGGATGTTACTGGTGTGAGCCTTGTGGCCGGTGATGGTATCCTGTACCTGGGGGATCATACACCTGGGCTTTGGCATGACAAGTGCACCAAGAACTACCAGGATCCGGAGGAGAGAACTGGATTTGGTTTCAAGTTTGATATTTTGTTTGGTCATACTGTCCGTCCTATGGGATGTTGGTGGCAGGCCGCCTTTTGGAACACGGGGGATCTTCGTATCAAAGATGTAGATTTTTCGTGTTGGGATGAACTATTCGGTCCGGAGTTGGCCGCGAAGCTACGGAACACGGATCCAAACCGGTGGAAGTATGATGTCTACAATCCCTGGTACGGAAAACATTGGGGAGTCCTGAGACTTCCAAAGTTTCTTCCTTCTTTCTATTTTAGCCTCAGTACGCCCTGGAAGTCCCTATACATCGGAAATAAGTCGTATAGGGTGGATGCCAGGACCGACACTCTACCCTTCCCAGGGAAGGATTTTACGTGGACCAACAAAAAGGATGAGGAGAGGTGTTTCAACGAGGAACCCGATACTTATTACATGGCTTTGTGCCCAAGTGGGTCGATTAGGAGTTCCAGGAAGTAATTAGGATGATATATGGAGGTGGAGTTTATCAATGGATGACGATAATTTACAACAGAAGATTATAAATTGGCCTTACACTAGTAGCTTCAATGAGTTACTGGAGTTGGTGAAGGAGGAATGGGCCTATCCTTCGTATTTTAGTCGGATGAAGGATAGGCCCTCTCACTTGTCCTGGAGGACCATCCTGAAGGAGAAGGGAACCTGGTGGGTTGTATCCACAGGTGGTATGTCTGACAATGAGTTTTTGATTGGGTGTTTAAAACAGAATGCCATGTTTTGGATCATGTGTTGGCAAGCCAGTTTTGTAGGTGGTCATTTTATTTTTTATGTATCGGATACCCAGGATAAACAAAAGGAGTCCGGTTAGTATGGAATGTATACTACATTTTGTGAGTGCTCTAGCCAAAGGGGCCGGAGGTGTACTGATTGTATTAGGTACACTGGCCTATTGTTATGTAGTTTGTGGGATGGCACACAACGAATCTAGAAGAAGAAAACAGGAACGTCGGTTGGAGGATAAAGAAAATGTCGGCAGAAGAACTGAAAGCTGTATGTGATGCCTTGAGTGGGTTAGGGGACCAGGCCCAGGCGGGATTCATTGTTTGGTGTATCAAAGAGGTGGTGGTATATACCATCCCGTTTATTGGGTGGGCCGTCTTATTTGTCATCCTGGGTAGGGTTATTCCGAGGGCTCTTCTGGCGACGGTGAGTTGTTGGTCTAAACCTTACTGTACTCTGATACGACTGAGGGATCTCTTGTTCAGTACAATCACGGGCCCATTGGATGGTTCCGATTGTGAAAAGATTCTAGGGGCCGTAGTGGATTTACATTCCGCAGGAACTGCCACAAAGAAACAAGTAGAAAGGTAGGGTTGTTATGGATTGGAAAGTACCATTAACTATTTTGTGTTTGGCGTTCGTGCAGAATGTTTCCTTCAGTATTGTATCCAGGAGTAGGAACAGAGACAACATGACATACCATATGTTTGCTGCCTGTTTTTCCAATGGAATCTGGTTTCTTACAATGCGACAGCTGGTACGTTCCGAACTGAATGGGTGGCTCCTGATTCCCTACGTGATGGGAACAGTGACTGGGTCCTTGGCCGGAGTGCGGGTGTCGATGTTTATTGAGCGTCTCATTGGGGCCACGGCGGATGGACACGTGAAGAAGAAACCTCGTAAGAAACATCCTGTTATAGAGGATGAAGGAAGGGAACCACTTTCTAGGACCCTCCAGGATGGTCGTGGAAAATTTCATATTGTTGAGGATAAGGACAAAAAAGCATGACACTTACACCTGAACAGGAAAGTTGGGTCAAGGACATATTTAGTAACGGTATCGACAGCCAGAAGTTACAAGAGTGTTGGGAGAAGGAGATTCAGCTAGGAGGTCTACCAACGAATTTGGAATACACGGCGGGGATGATGACTGGGACCCTATTCGAACATCCGGATGGACAGGACATGTATGATGAGTTCCTCCCTACAGTGGCCGCCAGGGTGGCCATGTTGTGTGTGGAGCTTCCAAAAAGGATGCAGACCTGGTGTAAGTTGGGAGAGGATGCTTTACCATTCATGTCAAACGTGATGCGGATCATTACCGCCTTTTTATGTTTTCAGTATTTGACGGAGTATACAGTACCGACACTTCGTGAGATACAGGAAATGGTCAAGAAGGACCAGGAACTGAGTTTGGAGGACTTTACTTGTTTCGATTGTTCCTTTTGGAAAACCTGTGAGTACGCCTTTGATGGTTACAATACTGGTGGGGATTGTTTGGCTACGAAATAGGAGGTAGGATGAGTTCAGAGGAGAAACACAAAAAGGTAATTGTATCCTTACCCATTGAAGTACCCAATTCTCAGTACTGTTGGGATGGCAAGGTTGTATGTGAACATTTCGACAACGAGGGTGGGCATGGAACTTGTGAGATGCGTTTGGGTCCCCCTGTTCGTACGAACGAAGGATATGGGAAACCTCCAAAGTGTATGGCTCTTTGGTGTGGTATGGGGAGGATTTCAGGTGTGCCTCGTACGAAGTCGATTATACACTATCGTCCCAGTAATGGTGGTAAGTCCGCCTGTGGTCTTGATTCTCCAAAGGAATTCGCCTACGATCCTAGGGATTGTAATTGTAGGAATTGTATGCTCTCCAGGGTGTGGTGTAAGGCCATGGGTATGAAGCCGAGGAAAACGGAGGACGATCCTGATGAAAAATCCTAATTGGGAACAAGATGCTGTGAGGTGTGCCAGGAACAACCATATTTGGTTGAACGCCTTTAGTTGTGTTCGCCCTGGTCCGGAGTTTTGTCGGCAGTTGGGGGAGGACATTCTACGTATAATGAGTGATCCGGGTAATTGCATTGAGCCGGAAAACCATCTTACGGCCCATGAAAAGGAGTTGGTGATTCGCATCAGCTCCACGTAACCAAGTTGATACTAGATAGAAAAGGAGACAGCCATGAAGATGATGTTACTTATGTTGGCCACAATGATCGCCCAGGACCCAGTTCCATCTTTTGACGCCAGGTGGGCCCAACAGGTGGGAGGGGTAGGAACTGTACGACTGAACTCCGTGGCGAAGAACATGGTGGTGACTCCCGAGGGAGTACTTCCTATTGGGTTTACTGTCGCCGTGGAGGGCCAGTCCTTGGTATTTGGTTTGGACGCCACGGCCACACTTCCAGGTGTGTATGACGCCACCCTTACAGTAACCGGACAGTACAAGCCCATTGAGAATTGGAAGGGTCCATGGGTGGAAGGGCAGGATACCTTGAACATACAATGGATTGTCTTCGATCCGGGGTTAGCCGATTTTTTTACTGGCTCTCCCTCGATGGGAGATCAACTAGTTTCGTCACAGCTGTAGAGGCCATCGAGGCGTACATGAGGGATGGAACCCTCCCAGCCAAACAACGGCAGAAAACCTTTCAGGCCTTGAAAAAATGGAAACATTATTATCAGTGAACAGAAAATGACATTTTTAGAGAGAATATCTTATTTGAAGTCCTTGGCCCCAGAGGTGTTATTACAGGAGAAGACTGTGTTAATCGCCTACTGGGGCCTTACACTTCCTGAAGGCGTAATAGATAGGGTGAATGTTGATGTGATGCCCATCACTGGTTCCTTGTCAGAAGTATCGTACGAGATACGGGACGCCTGTATAGCCAAAGGGTATTCTGAGAAGTACGACTATCTTGTAAACTATGTGGTTGGTGCACAGGAGCAGTGGAAGATATCAGCCGCCAGCATGTTGATCACGGCAGTGTTAACTTGGGAAGAGCAACAGGACGGGGAGTGTACAGGGAATGAGGTGATGACGGTATGAGTAGACCATTAGGGAGGAAGTACCTATGAAGACAAGGTTTCGTTTGAAGATTGTGGCTAGTAATGGGGAGAACAGTTACACAAGATATGTGTACGGAAACAACATCGAACTGTTGTGGCAAAGGGCTTTTCCAACCATTAGGACTATATTTCCTTCTAGTAGTTGGTCGATGTCCAGTTCTGTTGTGGCGGGAGCATACAACAAACCAGGGATACGTCGTGTTTGGGCGGTGGCTAACACGAAGGTGGATTTTCCTCCCTATTTAGTTACCGCGGAATTTTCTGCCAGGAAATCCAGGTGTAGTGGATGTAATTCAGTAACTTCAGAGGATGAGGGCACTGTGTGTGATATCTGTTATTCGAAGGTTTCTGTTGGTGAACTATGTGATATGGATGCTTAGTATGGGTGATCTACAAAAACAATTATGGGATAAAATACAAAAACATAGGTCCGAGGGGGCCTGTGAACCTGATTGTTGGTGTAGATTGGCAGAGGGAGTAATTCATTTGTATCACTCAGCCTTGGAAGCCAACAAATTGTGTTGTAAACGAATAGAGGAATTGGAAAGGGGAGGTGATGCCAAAGTTCGCCATACCAGGGAGATATAAGGGTCGTACTGTACCGTCCCAGCATGCCATGGGTAAACTGGACATAAGGGCCTGTTGGCACACCGGTGGGCTGGAGGTTGTAGATAACGATGGTGGTTGTCCTACATTTGTATACGAAATGTTTAAGTGCCACCCAGAATTGGAGTTGGTGGCCTTTCAATTTGCGAACAGTTCGGTACTTTATCACCGACCGGAGGAGTTGTCGGAACCTAAGAACCAGGAGAAAAAGGATGAAACAGTTGGAAAATCAGATAATGTTCCAGAAGTTCGTCGGGACGCGGGAGGAGATTCTGGAGGCCGCCAAGAAGGAGGCTAGGGTTTGTGGGGACAAGTTGAACATTTCTTCCAACAGGGCCGAGATTTACAATTGGCATCAGAGTGGCGTTCGGTGGGTGGGTGTATGGGAGGAGGCCTACGTACAAAAACACATGAGACATGGATGTTGTAAGGATGGAAAGTGTACTCCTGGAACTTGTATGGAACTACCCACTGGGAAAACCTGTGGTGGTTGTGCCAATGTTGTTACCTGTACTAAGTTGTTTGGTGTGGAGACAACAAACACTTGGTGTGACTGGTTTCCGCGTAAGTATGTGGAGGCTTCTCGTGGATAATTACAGAAGGATTAATATGGCAAAGAAACGTGTGAATCAAAAACAACAGGAAAGATGTTTGGATCAGTTGGAGGATTTGGACAATCTCCAATCCGGATTGTCAAATCGCCAATTGGATTTTATGCAAAGTCTTCATGATTGGAATGGGTTGTTTACTTTGGATCAGGCGGCCTATCTGGATAGGATTTGGGAACAACATATGCTGTAGGGGGAGTTGTGGATTCCAGGGAGATACGGACAATGAGAGGTATGGCTTGGGAGAGGGCCAAGGGGGAATTGAGAAGTATGTTACAAACATACTACGATTCTGATACTGGGGAGGGAATGGATAGGACTCTTGCCTTTGAAGCCATGATAGATGACTTTGTAGCCAAGGTCGAAGATGAAGGTTTACAGGAATAGAAAGGGTAGAATGATGAAGAAATTAGTTGTACTGATTGTAGTGGGTTTTTTGGTGTTTGGGTTGGTAGGGTGTAGCAACGACGCCGAGATTGCCAACAGGAACTTGTCCAAAAAGGCGGATCAGTTCGAGATCAATAGACGAGTCGTTTTTTACAACGGGATCACCGGGGAGTATATGTTGGTGATTGAGGGACGGCTCTCCATATACTCGGACGGGAACGACAATCAGTTGGAAGTTGTGTGTAAGACCGGGGAGAAGACTTTCAAGAAGCACACACTCGGTTTGTCGGATAACGTGACCTACTTTTGTGAACAACTCGACGAGGCCAAGGTTAGTACATACCGCTACAAGGTTGTATTCAAACCTTCAGCGATTATCCCCGACGTGGACGTCCGTTAGGAACGCTTTCAATGACTAGAGACGAAGCCAAAGCAAAGGGCCTTCCAGGTTGGAACCTTCGATGTAATTATTGTGGGGAGTATCCGGCCGATTGGTTTGAATCGGAACGCCCTGGATGGGGAGCTTTGGCTTTGTGTGCTAAACACGGCGACGAGTTGAAAAAGGAGCAGGCCCGTCACGCCAAGGAGATGGACAGACTTCGTACTATTAATTTTGAACAGGAAAGGTTAGTGGGATGAACAATTTACCTGTAATCGTACTGACGGACACGGAATGGATGGATCTTATTGATAAGGAACGTGAAGCCCTTCCAGTGTGTTGTGCCAACCTTTCCTCTCTTCGAGATTGTATCGTCAAGGCGGCCAGAAACGGTGGAAGGATGTCACATTTTGATGTTCAACAGATGCATGAAAAGTTGGACTGGTATTTGGAGGGCCATAGTATAAACTCCTTGTTGCGTAAGGTATGTGAACAGGTAAACTACGAACTTCCCGTGGAGAACAATCCGACGGAGGACCAACTGATGGACGAGTTTTACGCCGCTGCGGAGAAGCGAGAGAAGGAGAATTAGTATGTTGTGTCACATAGAGGATTTCGAGGTAGTTGTGGAAAACGACAATGGCACAATCGTAGAGTGTTTTCTATGTGGGGCTCGCGGCTATATAAAGGAGATACAACACGGAGATGGTTGTCCAGTTAAGGTCGCCAGGGACCGTGGCGATAGTATGTTGGAGGTGAAACCTATTCGGGGTATGTGACAGATTGGAGGTTCACCAATGAAGTTGAGTCATGTCAAAGTACAAGGAACCATTTACACAGAAGTACACCTAAGCATGGAGGAAGTCAGGAAAGTAGTTCTTCGTCAGGTCCGTAATGTAATGGGATGGAAGGAAGGTTATCATATCAGGGATGGTAAGTTGATCCATTTCTATGAACAACAGTATGGGGCACATTCCAGGATAGAATCCAAGGAGATTCGTGAAGCCACTCCGGAGGATGTGGCGACTGAATTGGTGCTTCAGAAATTGGAGGAGGCGGAAGAGGTATGACAGCCATCGCAGGTATAGTGGATAAGGACACCGGGGTTGTTTACATTGGTGGAGACTCGGCCGGGGCGGGGGATCACCATGTGTTGGTACGTGATACTCCGAAGGTGTTCAAAAGGATGGTGATGGGGGATTGGATGGTGTTTGGTTTCACAAGCTCCTTCCGATTTGGACAAATCTTAGAGTATTGTTTTGAGCCTCCAGAATTAACTACTGGATTTGGACTTACATACATGGTGTCTGCGTTCATTCCGGCCCTTCGAAACACATTGAATAGGGAGTACTGGTTGAAAACACGGGATGGTGTTGCGGAGCAAGGCGCTTTTATGATAGGATACAAAAGTCGTTTGTTTGGTGTAGAGTGTGATTTTTCTGTGTTTCCAACCATACATGGGTACCACGCCTGTGGTTATGGGGCCGATATGATACGAAGTTCTTTATACACTTCTGGTAGAGTAGTGCCCAAGATACATTGTAGTGATCGTATTGGTATTGCCTTGGCGTCTTGTGCGGAGTTTTCTCGAGGTATACGGCCTCCATTTACCATACTAAGTACATTTAGAGATTAATAAAAATGAGTATACAGGATGACATCTTTGATATCTCCGCAGAGTTACAGGAAAAGGCCCCACACTTGGATGATGCACTGAACAGGATTGTAAGCTGGGCCAATACTTTGGAGGAGGAGAACGTTAGGATGAGACGTCAGATTCAGCCTTTGAAGGAGGCCATGTCTGTTCTAGTTAAATGGGGACTGGAGGCCGAGGTATTATGAAACCTGAAATTTTACAAGCCATGTTAGAAGCGGATCCCAGGGACCTGAAATCACATCCATTGGTATTGGAGGCCTATTATGGTTTGGGGTGTGAAGCTGGGATGGAGATATGGGGGAGACGAACAAAGCCCACCCTATCCAGTTTGGGAAGTATCGCCTTCGCCATGAGGAACGCCATTGTTGGTTCCAATGAGAATGGGGAGTGGGGTGTTTGGGACAGTGCGTGTAGGGAGGTGGCTTCCTTCATTGACAACATGAGGGATGATCTGGGATGTTATGATCAAAACACAAGTATCAGTCCCGATCATTATTGGTCAGAATTGGCTGATGAAGGGCATTGGATAATAGCTGCCACCATAGTGTGGGTGAGTAGGGTCAAGGAACAGATGAATCGGTCCAGTGCTATTGCTGAGAATTTTCTTGAGTTAGAGGATGAGAAAATACTTACGTCACCCGAACTTTTGAAAATAGGAACAGAGTTGGGATGGAATTTGGAGTATAACTGCGGGGCCTGTAAATACAGAAACCACCCATCCAGTAGTTCCCAGTGTACGAACTGTTGTGGGAATAGGGTGGCTGGAACACTGAAGTCTTTGGCCTTTGATTTGAGAAAAGGATGTTATGACCAGGGATTGGATGTATTAGAAAGGTGGAGAAAGTTAGTAAAGCGATTAAAGACGGAGCATCTGGCGGAACCTAAGTTATGGGTGGCTGTGGCGATCGGTGTGTTATGGCCAATACTGGGAGAAGAAAAGAATGAAGTACACACATCCAAAGGGAAAGGGTAGTGGGAAGTACAATGGTATGTTAAGGGCCAGTCATTGAAGGAGACAACTAATGCCGACAAAAATGAGGTACCTGGGGGAGGACTTGTCAGAGTTGATACTTCTTGGAGACGAGGAGTTTCGTAACAACGATAGGATTGTTGCCGCCTATTGGAAGTTAATGGATCCAGATAAGGTGTTCCAGCATAAGGGACCACAATGTACTCGATTGGGTCCTTCCCCAAACTATTGTATGAAATGTAAAAAGGACGTGGACGCCCGCTCCAATTGTCCCCATCCGGATCCATTGACGGGACCACTGGAGGTTATTGCAATCGCCATGAGGGATAGATGTGTGGAGAGACAACTATCCACGGAGTGGAGATGCTATCTTACTAACAGGAGATACAGTGATCACCGAATGGCACTGTGTTTTGCCTCAGCCAAGGAGATTATTGTGGCGGCGGTGGCCAGTGTTAGACACCTAGTGGAGAAGGAATGATGGAAGGACCAATTACACTTCCTAATGGTTGCGGTCTTTTTTGGAGGAAGAACGAGGCCGGAGGTAGAACCTACTACACTGATGAGTGTAGTGTAGGTCATATTGTGTGGGATACAGCCACTACAGATCTTTCTACGTTGTTGGCTGCCATTGTACAGGAAGAAACACTACTACGTAAGGAAGAATATCATGCCAGACTCGCTCATTCTAAAGCCGATAGTGCCACCCGAGTACAAAGTGAAGGACGATTACGAGGACGAGCTCCAACAGTCCATAAGGACGATAGCGGAGAATCAGGTGAGGTTATATGAGTATCTTCGTCAGAGATTGGATCATTTGGAGTCCTTGGTTAAATCCGCCTGATAATAGAAGGTGGATAAACCAAGATTGTACTCAAATAGAAAGGTGATCACCAGATGGTGGAGAGAACAGAAGAAACAATTCGGAAGGAGTTAATTACAGACATTGAGGCTCTGTATCCTCCTGATACACACGAGGAGGGTCGGGAGTTACTCCACTTGTCCTTGTGTCATTGTTGGAGGTCTCTTCCTATGGATGTACTGAACAGTTTACGTACTTTGTGTTTCCAGAAGGAACATATGAAGTACACAAAAGGGAGTTGAGTTATGGTAGTAACTCTTAAGGATTTAGCTAAGGACGTCCCACAGACCTACGTATACAACCAAACGGACAAACGAGGTGGGTGGTTCCCAGCCCGACCATTGAATTGGACCTGTCGTACTTTGAGGGAACGACTTCGGGAGGCCTGGATGGTGTTTACAGGTAAGGCTGATCCGTTTGTATGGCCGGAGGATGAGCCCGGGGCGATTGATCCAAGCCAACATCCATTTTTGTCGTCTTTCAGGCCGTTGGCTCCGAAGTTCCGCGGATACAAGGAAAGAAAATGGCGGGGATGAAACGTCCATCTAATGGCGAAGCGTCGGAGTGTTTGTCTCTTCGTAAGAAGTCCAGGAAAGGCGGGACTCTTACCTCGGCGGAGTTGGAGTTTTGTGAACGGATGTTTACTACCTATCCAGAGTGGTACGAGGAAACCGAGGCCGAGGTGTTTAACGCCACATTACCATTTGGAGCGAACGAGGGATGGTAGAAAGTGTAATGACTTTTTACATAGAACAGTATTATTTGTAAGGAGATAGGGATGAAGTGTATCATATTTTTGTTTTTGGGAGCCGTTTGTCTCGTCTCTGGTGAAAAGTGGCCGGAGCTGTGTCAACCTTTGGAGCAGCTTACTATTCTTTGTGTATTTGTGGCAGGTTACCTGTTACGTCCAAAAGAGGTTTGATGAGTTTATGCCGAAGCCACTAACCAAAAAAGACATAGCAGAAGAATACGCTCGGTGGGTACTGGCTGGGGACTCGGCACAACCGGTCTCTCCAGTGTTTAAGGAGTTGGAGTCTCGTATAGTATTCGCAATACTACAGGCCCACAGGAAAATAAAGGAGGAGGTGGACAGTGTCGGAACTCCCTAAAGGATTTACTTGTGGTTGTGGAGAATATCACGCGTTTGTTCCCTATGTATACGCCCATTGGGATATCGTATTGAACTTTGAGTGTCCCAAGTGTAAGCGGAAGTACAGTATACGTGCGGGACATGCCTCGGAGTTAGGAATTAGACGGAGAAGGAAACGTGGATCTGGGTCGACTAAAAACACAGCTTAGTCCTAATCCCAAGGAACCCATGCCAGACATGGGAAGGTGTTCCGACTGTGGGTGGTCCGGACCTCTTTCCAAGTGTCCTATGGAGCAGGATGGGGATTGGGAAACAGGGTATTATGATGTGCCTGTATGTCCAAGGTGTGATGATGGTGGATGCTTGGACGATTACTACTACTCCTGGCGACAATGGTGGAGATGGAAACGATGGCGGAAGAAAAAGGATCGACGATGAAGAAACATGTGGACGATTTTGAGATAGTAACAAAGGATCACGGAGGATATAAGGCAGGTATGTGCTGTCTGTGTGGGAGAGACGGATGGATTGGAGAAATTAAACACCGTGTTAATTGTCCAGTTCGTATCGCCAGGAGGAACCAGAAGTCCACGTTGGAAGTGAAAGTAGTACTATGAAGATTGACGTTACAGAGGATGGCCAGATCCGGTTGAAAGAAGTATTCAATGGAGTGGTACTGGAAACCGAGGAGGGTAACCAGATCTCCGTGTGTATGAGAGACGACACAGTGGAGATACATGTTATGCCGGCCGGGTGGTCCTCGGAGACATCCTGGTACAGGGCAAACATGCAGGATGGAACGATTGAAAAACTGTAAAAAGGAGGAGTAATGAAACGTCGTACCTTCCTAAAATCCGCGTTGGCTGCCTTGGGGACCGGTTCGGGTCTCCTAAGGGCGTCCTGGTCCAGGCCTAAGCCCAGGAGGGTTGTCAGTAAGAGTAATACTCCTGGGTGGCCAACGATGGTGGAGTTGGCAAGTGTACAACCCATGACACTCCCCGTCAGGGGCTTTGTCTATTGTCCGTACATACCGTTGTTTGTAACTCCACCCTTGGCGGTGAAGAGAAAATCCAATTCTGAAGTAGGTTAGTGTATAGGACTGGTGGTACGTAAAACGACACGGGATGTACGTCCAACGTCAGCTAGACCTCTTCCACCAGCCCATTTTATTGAAAGGCCCTACGATGAAGAAGTCAACACTATCCGATGAGAACTTTTTGTACATACTGGAATTACTGATGTGCTATGATCCCGTAAACGATCAGGAGAAACGCAAACGATTGGAGGTGTGGGCGAACAAGGAGGCACAACTGAGGGGATACAGTACCTGGGTCGATGCCTACACTGCCATGAACTAGGAGTACACTATGGACAAGAGGGAATTAGTAAGTACGAATATCAACACAGCCATGGAGACTTACAGGAAACACATGATCGAGTGTCAGACCTGTAATCAGGTTGGTGTTGTAGATGACTGTGATCACAACCCCAATCGAGCCTGGGCACTTAAACACTTCAAGGAACAGGGGTGGAGGATGGTTTGGTACAGTGTACTACAGCGTATGGAGGCCATATGTCCAAAGTGTTTACAGGAGGAAAAGGAGCGAACCTGTACTGAATGTGGAAAGCCCGTTACAGAAGACGAAGGAAACATATGTGATGGATGTTCCTCCCAATTATGTGCCGGGGCTTGGGCTGATTTGCAAGGTTAGGGGGTTATAATATGAAGGAAGCCAGAATTGAAATAAACGGAACACTCATTACCGAAGCCATGTCCATGACCATACGAGTAGCTGTGGAGAATTTCGTGTCGTTTTTGGAGGAGAACGGACTAGGAGATGATGAACATGGTCTACGGATGCGGCAGTTGTACATGGAACGTATTGAAGAGCTTCGTACACTTCTGTTAAGGAAGGTACGATGTCCTTCTTGTAGACGTCCGATGGATCCAGGACGTGTACTATGTAACAGATGTGTTTCCCTTCAAGTACTAGAAAAGGATGAGGAAGCGAAGCAGAAGTAGTCTATACACACCTAATGTGAAGGGAGGTGTACTATGGCAGCGGAGCCACTGTCCCTTACGGACGACACGAAATTGTTGTTGATCCGGTTAGTGGCTTTGCACGAGTCCATTGAACATTCTAAGACTTTTCCCCATGATGAGAACCACGAACGAATTGTGGAATGTGCAAAGCAATTTGAACGATACCTAAAACGAGGAAATGTAGTATTTCCACCAGAGGAACCACCAAAACCTCCAAAGTGATAGGTAAGAAATTGTCGGTATCTATTCATGACCGAGAAGATACTTGAAAAAGGAGAAAAGATGAAGGCTCTGATAATTGAATTTCTGGAACAGAATTGGCAACAGTTCGTGAACTTCTGTATGGATTTTGGAATGTCCAGTGAAGAGGATGTGTCCACGGCGTTCGAGGATTGGAAGGATGGTAAGGGATGAAAAAGATCTCCCTTACTAAACGGGAAGCCCAGGCCGCCTTTGCCGCCTTAGGAAATTGGGTACTCAATGGAGATGAGGAGGAGAACAACCAGTTCTTCGGAGGACCAGTAGGATCCAAGGCGGCCAAGTCGGCTATGGAGAAGATTGGTGAAATAGTGTACGAGGAGTAATCATGTAGAAGGTAGAGAAACTTACATTGTACCTCTTACGGTTGACCGAGGAGGAGGCAGAATACCTAAAAGGACTCCTCCAGAATCACCAAGGCGACGTTGTGGAGGATAGAGACAATAGGCAGATCCGGAAGGACCTGTGGCAGGACCTGGATGAAGCTGGGGTGAATTCAATATAGGAGGTAGTAAAGGGGTGTAAACAAGGTAGAGTCGTTGGGGTGCGAAGCCCGTAGAGGCCCTGGTTGTTCTTTGAATGACCAGGGCTGTTTTTAACTAAGCCATAAAGTACTGAAAAACCTGGTATTAGTAGATGTAGAAGGTAAAAAGTAGGAAAGTACTGTCCCCGTTTAAAGGGGTATTCACATCTAAACTGTGCTAGGTAGGCTATGGCTGAAGAAAAGAAAGTTGTAACTCCCCAGGATAGGCTGGGAAGAGTAGTACAGGAACCTCAGGCCGTTCCAGTACAGGATATACCAGAACAACCAACCTCGATGACGCCTGAGGAGAAGTTCACCCTGAAACGGTTAGGGATGCAAGGAAACCGAGTCCAGGAGACGGTGGGGAAGGCCCTGGAGATTAACTGGGAGCGCCTTAACCTGTACAAGGAGTTGGACCGTGCCAGGGAACACGTGATGAATTCGGCGGCCCTGGATTTGTACGCGGACTACTCCACGAATTATGATCCGATAGCCAGAGCCACTGTCTGGATTACCAGTGATAGTCCAAAGTATGTACGTGAGCTGACGGACATGCTGGACAGGATTGGTATCGAGGAGAAGATATTCGACTGGGCATGGACGACTGGTTGTTATGGCGATCACATGGTGAAGGTGGAAGGTAGGCCTACACTAGGCGTGATTGCTGTGGGGGATGATGAACACCCGGCGAATGTTAGCCGCGTGGACTACCAAGGTACACTTCTGGGATTTTTCCCTACCCCGTTGGCAGGAGTTAACCAGGCTTCTGAGAACAAGCTGGTAGCTCCTTGGGAGTATGTACACTTCAGACTACTGGGGGCCAGGAAGAAACGTTCAGTGTATGGCGATCCTCATGTACAGGAGTTCCGAGCTGTACATCTCATGTCCCCGGACGAACGCCAGATCACCACGAAGTATGGCACTTCACTATTGCAACACGCCCTGCCCATCTACAAACGCCTGAGACTGGCCGAGGACAGCCTGTTGATGACCAGGCTCACGCGTGGAATCCTGAAGTACATCTGGAAGCTCAAAGTGGATTCTACCAACTCCGAGTCGGTTGGAGAACTTGTGGATGAGTATGTTTCCCTCCTGAAACGAGCTCGTGCGGTGGACACCAGTTCAAGTACAGGTCCGAAGTACGACGACAAGTTCGGGGCGATGGGGAGTATCGAGGACATCCTGCTTCCCGTTTGGGGGGATGTAGGAGACCTAACTTACGACGAGATCGGTGGGAAACCTGACATCAGGTGGATCGTGGACATTAAACATCTCCGGGATGAACTGGCTTGTGCTCTTAGGGTACCGCCCCAGCTCCTTGGAGGTTACGTGGAGGAAGCCTCCGGGGCCCTAGGAGCGGAAAGTCTTACGAAGCTCGATATAAGGTTCGCCCGGAACGCCCGCCGCTTACAACGAAGCCAAATACACGGTATCAAGAGAATCTGCCAGATACACTTGGCCTTCATGGGTATGGATCCCGACCCTGATCTGTTTGACGTGAACATGTCCAGTATGTCCACGGCGGAAGAAGAACACATGAGGGAGTCGTTGGACCTTGGTACAGAGACGGTTGAGAAGTTCATGGACATGGTGGACCAGCTTGGAGTGAACATCGACAAGGTGAAGGCCCTGGATTACTTCAACCAGAAGTTGTTGAAGCTGAATGACTTCAACTTGGAGGAGTATCTTCTGGATGAGCCACAGTTGGCGGATCGACTTCCCTTCGAGTCTACGAAACGTGTACAAGTCCGTCGCAAAACAAAGTACGCCAGGAGAGTGGAGAACTTGGATCTTATAGCTCCATTACCTGGTAAGAGCTACAAGAAGATTCGTCTGTCGGAAGACAAATGGAGGGATCTGTACGCTGAGACGGTAGTGAAGTGGGAAGGTCAGAAAAGTGGCAAGCAAAATCTGACCGAGAAGGACGAGCCCAAGAAGAAACGTCGTCGTAGGAAAAAGGTGAACAGTTAATGACGGACCTACTAGAACATCTTATGGAGGCCCACAAGGATCTGTTCCAACCGATGAAACGGGAGGAGTGGATTCAGAGGATGATGGAGAATGGAAAGTGGAAACAGAATCCTGATGGTACTTGGGACGCCCTTGAAAGTGTGGATATTATGCACCTCGGCCTGACGGAGCTCCCTGTACAGTTTAACATTGTACATGGTCATTTCATCGCCAATAACAACCAGCTTACTTCCTTGAAGGGTAGTCCAAGAGTGGTAGAAGGGGACTTCTGGTTGGCGGATAACAAACTCACCTCCTTGGAAGGTGGACCACAGTCCGTGGCAAGAGATTACGTAGTGGAGAACAATTTACTTACTACATTGAAAGGATCTCCAACCTTGGTAGGTGGAGATTTCTATTGTAACGATAACAAACTCACTACCTTGAAGGA